AAGAAGCCCGGCACGTGATTTTTACCGTCTCAGACGGAACCATGGAAAAGCGCGAAACCATGGTTTACGAATCCATCCCTGAACGGCGCAAAAAGCTTATTGCAGGGTGGAAACAGTTTGCAGAGGACCTTGCCAATTACAAGCCCAAAGCCAAGCAGGAGCAAGTAGAAGGTAAAGAGGCTGACGGTTTCCCCCTCGTCAAGTACGAGGTCCACGGCACTGCAATTCACTCCAACCTGCGCGACATTCTCCCCATCGTGAAGGAACGCGCAGAGGAAGAAATGGCCCGTCCGCTGGAAACGGATCAGGACTTTGCGGACAAAGAAAAGCAGGTAAAGGCAGTAAAGGCAGCGCGTAAGCACCTGAAGGAAACAACGGAAGATGTAAAGGGTGAGTTTGTGTCCTTCGCTGAGTTTTCTTCCTTGGCGGCGGAAATGGATAGCGTGCTGCAGAAGCTCCAGAGCCACGGCGAGAAGGCCGTTAAAGATGCCAAGGCGCAGAAAAAGCGCGAGATTGAACAGTATGCAGACGAGGCCCTGCGCGAGCATATCGCAAGCGTGAACGAAAAGATTGCCCCCCTGCACATTGAAAACATCATCGACATTATCCCGGACTGGGGCACAGCGATGAAGAACAAGCGCACCCTGGAATCATTGCAGAACGCAGTGGATGAAGAGTTGAGCCGGGTGCAGATCGAAATTGCGCAGGCGGTAAAGATCATCCAGAACAACCTTGAGTTTTTCAACAGTCAGAAAGACTACCACTTTCTGTTCAACGATTTGGAGCGGATCGTCAACCAGCATCCAGAAGGCTTCAAGGCCCTGGTGCAGCAGCGTATCGCAGACTACAAGGCAGAGCAGGAGGAGAAGCGCAAGCGGGAGATTGCGGAAGCTGAGGCGCGGCGCAAGGAGCAGGAAGAAGCGGAAGCCAAGCGCCAGGAAGAAGAGCGCACGCAGGAGGTCAAGCCCGAACCGGAGGTAACCCATGAGACACCGGCAACGAATGTACAAGCGCCTGCAGAAATGCCAATACCGGAGAAGGCTTCTACGGGCGAAGCGTACACGCTCATTGATGAAATAGAGGATTGGTCACAGCGGCACAAGGTTGACCCATCATCCCTGCAGGAACTCTTTGAAATCATCCGCAGGCATTATGCGAAGGAGGCGGCGTAATGGAAAAACGCTGCACTAAATGCGGGGAAGTTAAGTCGCTGGAGGAGTTTTGTGTCGATAAAACAATAAAGAGCGGACGCTCCTCTCGGTGTAAAGAGTGTCGCAGGGAATATCTCCGGAAATGGAGGGAGAAAAATCGCGGTAAATTGTTAGAACGTTCGCGCCAATGGGTAGCGGAAAACCCTGAAAAAAGGCGGGAGACCGTCCGAAAATCGGACGCGAAAAACGCTAAAAAAAGGCGGGAAAAGGCCCGCGAAAGGTATGCGGAAAACCGGGAAAGACTGAACTTGGACACTTTGAAGAGAGGAGCCAGGAACCGTAAAAACCTATCTGACGTATATGTGCGCCAATTAATGACAAAAAGGTCCCCACTGCTACATGCAGATATCCCCCAGGAACTTGTGGAAGCTAAACGGGTTGAACTTAAAATCAAACGCTATCTAAGGGAGCAAAGCAAATGACCACAATTACAGACATTCGCAACGACCTTATCAACGTATTTGAAGGACTCCAGAACGGCACTGTGGAGCGTAAAGACGCTGTAGAAATCAACAACACCGCAGGGAAGATAATTTCTTCTGCCAAGACCCAGCTTGCGTATGCGGCATTGCGTCAGGAAAAGCCGGACATTCCTTTTCTTGACACTTCCACCAAGGAACAGATCGAGCACGAGGAGCCCCATAAGATCGAGGGGGCCGCATGAGCTACTACAACACCACCAACCTGAAAGGAGCGGAACTGAAAGCCGCCCAGGATAAAGCCCGCACCCAGGAGCAGGACGTTTACGAAATCCTGTTCCTGGCGAACCGCCCCCTGGGTGCGAGTGAGGTAATGGAACGGCTGAACCGCTTTAACAAACGCCCGCCCATAACATCGGTAAGGCGGGCAATATCGAACTTGAAGAAAAGCGGATTAGTAGAGCGGGCTGAGCGTCAAATTATCGGCCCGTATGGCAGGCGCGAATACGCGTGGACACTTAGAACCAAGGAGCAAGTGAATGTCGGTAAATAAGGTAATTCTTGTAGGAAATTTGGGGCGCGATCCAGAACTTCGCTACACCCCTTCAGGTGTCGCGGTGGCGAATTTTCCCATGGCGACCACGGAGAGATATAAAGATCGCGACGGTAACAAGGCAGAGAAAACAGAGTGGCACCGCATAACTATGTGGCGACAGCTGGCGGAAATAGCAGGTAAATATTTGGTTAAGGGCAAGCAGGTCTACATCGAGGGTAAGTTGCAGACCCGTAAATATCAAGACCAGGACGGAAAAGACTGTTACGCAACCGAGGTTGTGGCGGACACTATGCAGATGCTTGGTGGCGGACAAAATACCGGACAGAACGCCGGACAACCTCAGCAGCAGAATAACGCCCAAGCCCCCGGAAACACTGGCGGTTACGCTGGACAAAATCAAGGACAACCCCAGCAACAAAGAGGCCCTTCAGGGTATGAACAGCAAAGCGGCCCCGCTGGATACGGACAGCCGCAGAACGGCCAACAGCCCGGAGGGGCGCCGGAACCACCGCCGTTCAATCCCGATGAGGAGATCCCATTCTGAGCGGATTCTAATTTAATGGGGCGGCAAATAGTCGCCCCTCTCTTGGTACCTCAGTCCCCATCATTAAGAATTAAACGGAGATAAGGAAATGCAAATACAAAACTTGGACGCACCGCAAGTATGCCTGTTATTCGCCAGCACCACCCTTGGATTGCTTGACAGCCTGAAAAAGCGCCGTGTGGATATGCTCGGCGGGTGGGACAAAGCCGTAACCGGGCAGGGAGTTGTGAAGAAAACCGATCCCGCTGTTGAGTATATCCGCGAGATGGAGGAAAGATTTTTTGCAGTGACATCTGACCTTGAGAAATTGTGCGGAAAGATGACCTTAGCCGTTGTAATGCGCAACGGTAAGAAGCCTGCGACCCTGATTGATAACGAGCGTTACGACTATATCCACCATATTGCGGCACGCATGATTGACGAGCTGCAGCACTTTGTAGACACCGCCGCCAATGGCTATGAACCAGGCGTTACCTACCTGGACGGATACAACGATGCCCTGGACGAAGCAGAACACCTGATGTTTAAGCACAATATGTCACGCCAGAAAGCAATCGACACCTTGCGCAGCGCCCACCAGCGCCGTGAAGAACTGGAGGCTGCGTAATGACACTACTACAGCTCATCGAACAATCAGCGGTTAATGCCCTGGATCACGGCTTTGACGTAACCCAGCACGAAACCCAGCTGTTACTCATCGGCACTGAAATTGCCGAGGCCCTGGAGCATGTTGAGCCTGGTAACAATCAGGCAATTCTGGAAATACGCGAGACCTTTGAGCACACGATGTTCTGCCTTGAAGACTTTCGCCGACAAGCAAAAGACTATACCGACACATCCGCAATACCCACAGCACAGCACCGCTCAGAATACGTGGAAGAGCTGGCGGACATAATCATCCGCGTGTGCAGTTACGCCGGTGGAAACGGCATGGCGCTGGATTTGGTGCTGATGCTTGAAGAAAAAACCAGCAAAAATAAGGCTCGTCCGTATCGGCACGGCAAAGGATTTTAGGGGGACATATGCCACGCAAAAAGCCTTTGACGAAAATGGTGTTGGAGCATCTGCAAAAGTACGGCCGCATTGATTATGCGCAGGTGTCAGAACTCGCGTGGTCATCTAAACAGCCATGCCAGGTGATTTATTACCTGCGCCGCGCCGGACACGACATACGCGGGAATGGTCGCCCGGCCACAGAATGGACATACCACGGCGAAATTGACAATGCCGAAAAAACCGCAACGGCACGGCGGCACAGCCTGGGTCCTGCTCTCGAAGATGCAGAGGTTAAATGCTCGGTGTGTGGGTATGTGTTCCATGTGCAGGTATGGCCGGGAGAAAAACCAGATAGCCGGAGAGTGTGCCACCGTTGCCGTCAGCGGCAAACAGACATAGATACTGATGAGGTGATGAGCATACCCGCGCCCAGCGCACAGGTGAAATCAGAACTCCCCGAATGCAAGGTGTACCGCCCCGGCGACAGAGGGTTTGAAGAACGAGCGCGGGAGGTCACACACATAAAGAAGATTAAAAACCGTGCTACAGACCTGGCGCCGAGCGTGAGGTTTAGCTTTAAGTATTGAGGGGTAAATATGTGCGAGGAAAAGATAAAAATAGAGCTGCCAATTAAGGAGATCAACAAACGTGGCACGGGCTGGATAGCTAAGCAGATGGAGAATGCAGGCATGGAGCGATATCCGTACACCTGGAGGATCAAAGGGCTGGATACGGTAATCGTAGAGGGGGTGAAATGCAGCGAATAATTATCAGAAACGCGGCACTCCGGGAGCGAGCACTGGCATGCGTAAAAGAAGCTCCCGAAGGCCACGAGGTAGTTATTAAGAAGTATAAACCACCAAAGACTATCCCGCAACTATCGTACTGTTTTGGGGTGATCTACAAGACGATTATCCAGTTTGTGGAAGAGAGTTACGGCGAAACCTTCACGCCCGAAGAAATCCATAAGTGGATGAAAAAACAGATACTTGGCGTGGATTATAAGGAGTTTGACGGCGAAGTGATAGAGACCGAACGGGAGTTAAAAAAGTCAGACCGGGAGGAGTGGAGCCAGTATATAGACTGCGTGATCCGGTACTGCTGGAATAGATGGGGGCTGATGATACCGGCCCCGGAGTGGAGGGAAGATTGAACTTTAAGCAAAAGAAATGGCGCAATAAAAAATACCTGGACTTCGTGCGCTCACTCCCGTGCTCACTTTGCGGAGCGCCAGCGGACCACGCCCACCATATCATCGGCATAGGCGGTATGGGCGGCATGGGAACAAAAGCCAGTGACCACATGACAATGCCGATGTGCGCAGGCTGTCACCGGGCAATGCACGACGATCCGAGTAAATGGAGCCTACAGTGGGAATTTATCGCGCATACACTCGGCAAGGCGATAGACGCGGGGGTGCTGGATGTTAAAGGCAGAGGTTGATCCCGATTTTTGCAGAGAATTTTGCTGCGCCGGGCGTTTTTTGGATAAACGCGGCTGCATGGCAGGTGGAGGTGAAGAGTGTCCAAACAAGAATGCAAAAAGAAAGAGGTGAATATAGATGGCTGATAAAGCATGGAAGGCTTTTGAGCGCAGAGTTGCTTCTTATTTCGGGGGTAAGCGGTGCCCCGTCTTAGGCGACGATACCGAGGCAGATGTGAGCCACGAAACCCTGTATATCGAATGCAAGCAGCGCAAAAAACATAGCGTTGTAACGCTGTGGGATTCGGTGAAGGTAAGGGCAAGGCGAGAAAAGAAAACACCTGTTGTGTGCCTGTCTGAAAAGGGCAGGCAGGGTTTTTGGATCATGGTCCATTCGGATGATTTGACTAAGCTTTGATTCATGGAGGTTGCAGCGTATGAGAGCTAGGAACATTAAGCCCGACTTTTTCAGGGACTACGAATTATGCCAGTTAGACGTATACGCGCGGCTCTTGTTTGCAGGATTGTGGTGTATGGCGGACAAGGAGGGGCGGCTTGAATATTGCCCACCGAGAATCGCCGCAGACGTTTTTCCATACGACAAGGTAGATGTCGAGAAATTACTGGAGCAGCTCGCGACACACAATTTTGTCGTGATTTATGAAGTTGTCGCGACAGATTCGGGAGTTGTCGCGACAAGTCGTCGCTATGTTCAAGTGTTGAATTTTGACAAACATCAGAACCCGCACAAAAACGAAAAACCGTCGAATATTCCGCCACTTGAAGAAGGTCGAGTAATTTCTGGAGCCGCTCAAGTAATTACTGGAGCGAATCGGGCTGATTCTCTGATTCCTGATTCTCTGATTCCTGATACTCCCGACAACTCTGCCGAGAAGTCGGCCCCGCCATGGCGAGAGGAGTTTGCACCCGAGGTCGTGGAGTTTGTCGAGCAGTTCCAGGGATACGTTGCGCAGACGCAAGGAGCGAAGGCCCCGAAGGTCAATGACACCCTGCTGAAAACCTGTGCAGACACGGTGGAGAAGCTGACCCGGATTGACAGCCACAGCTTGACAACGGTGGTGGACGTGATGCGCTGGGCGGTGGCAGACGAGTTCTGGTCGAGCAACGTGCTGTCACTCGCAAGCCTGCGGAAAAAGAAAGAGGCGGGTGGACAGACGAAATTTCAAAAGATTTTAGCAGCTTATGAGCGTACATCGGTTACATCGTCGGACGTGCTGAACGAAATGGTAAGGAGGGTTGAAGGTGGAAAACGAAATGAGACAGAAGGCGTTTGCGCTGATATTAAAACGATTGCTCCGCATAGCGGAACTGGCCCCACACGGTACGCCGGGGCCGAAGCAGATACAGGCAACTGCGGAGCGCTGGCTGGAGGTGGTAGAGCGCAAGCAGGGGGGAACCTGGATCGCTGGTGATGGACAGCGGATTGCTCATGCCTTCGATGAACTGGAGGCGCAGATTGTCCACTGGCCTATGCCCTCGCACCTGCTGGAGCTGATGGCGCCGCGCAAGTCGGGCGGAGTGCTGCCGTTCCCGGAACGCACCGAGGAGGAATGTCAGGAAGGGCTCGAAAAAATCCGCGCGATCCGGAAGAAGATCAGCGAAGGTATGACAATCCACTGACTGACAGCACCAAGGAATGGCGGAAAAAAGAGCAAAATACCGC